GAAATAATTAAATTCTAATTAACACTAATTATTACCCAATTTTTATTGCCAATCACAAACTCAATTACTTTACCACATTAGGTGGCTTAGCAACCCAACTTGCCCATGCGCATCTTAAACCCAATGTCATGAGCACGATAGAAATCCACAACTGGGCGAATTCCCACTTCTCGCAAGCCTCTGTTCACCTTCTTCAGCAAATCATTGAAATACTCTTCGCCCCAGAAATATGCAAATTTCAGCGCATCATCTATGTTGTTCATCAACATCTCTACATCATTATCCGATCTACGAATCCAATTAATCAATTCCTGAATCGTCACTTTTGACATGCGCGCTTTCACTAACATCATATCTTCCGGTTCAACGAAGAATCCACACTTCAAAAATGTCACATCATCCAACTTTCTAATTTCTGATGTTCCAGTTTTAGTTTCATCTGTGTATTCCACTCCGTGATGCAACAAATATTCAGTTATGCGGCTCTGCGTAAAAACTTTCACCACATCATCACGAACCGCCATAACATTGTCATCTCCATAAGCGATTATTCTCACATTCGCCCAAAAACTCTCCATATTTGCCATTCCCGCATCATACGATGACATAATATGTATCCATGACAATGCCATGTACATAACATTCACAAAGGTGTTCAAAACCACTGTCAACGGGTTTCCCGAAGGATTCCCTTTCTTAGTTCGATACAACGAATTCATGCACAGTTGCGTTGTTTCTGCAACTTCTTCCATCAACACTTGGCGCACTCGCGCATTCTCATCACCATCGTCATACCAAAAGTTGACAATGTCGCAAAAAGCTAGAATTAACTGCTTATGCATATTTCCATCAAAGGTGCCAAAGTCACCCGCTATAACCTGTTTCGACATGGAAGACAAATGATAATAAATCCTCATCCAATCGGCAGAATAGGGGTCGCAACCCACGGCTGAGAAATCTTTGCAATGATTTTCATAAAAACAACAAGCAAAGGAAAGGAAATATTTCCTCATCAACATCGTGAAATCAACGGGGGGGATGGTAAACAAACGGGTCTTTCCCATTCTGATTTTCTCTATTGGTCTTCTTTCATCTTTCAAACAATCAATCCAAATCGAACAATCAATCACCTCTCCCAACTTCGCTTTCTTTTCACGCTCTTCATAACGGCTCTCAAGTCGGGGGTCACGCACACTTCCGGCATCAAGGTCAAAAAGATATTCTTTACCTCGAGGCATATGATCTAACACATAGGGGTAACCCGGGCTGGTGTGCATATTCATTCTGTCACAGTAGTCAAACTGGTCATTGCCTAATATCACTTCCCTCTCTGACAACAAACGCTTAGGCATCGTATATTGCCATTTACTCACTTTCTTCATAAGTGACATTTTCACAAGATCCACGCAGTGTTAAGGGAAATCAATCACTGGGTGGCCATACTTTTCAATCGCACGCCGCACTGGCGACAAACCAGACTCATTTCGCGGATCATTAGGATTCAACACAGATGGTTCTGTCTCATGCCTAAAAACACGATCATACAACGGACTCCGCTTAATATCGGTCTTCATTGGCAAGGCAACTGCTAACTTTGGAGCCACAGCACCAATCAACTCGAAATCACCTGATGGAACCACTTTTGGTTCAATCTCCGGATGAACCAAATCTAACTCACCTGCTTGCGCTTTTGGCATCATCTTATCCATAAACGCACTCAACACATGCTGTGGAATAACCACAGACCACGCATTCTTGCCAGCACTGCCTGCAATATGAAAACCAAGGATTTTACCTTTCAACCTGGTGTTATATCCAATCAACGGTGCACCACACCAACCATTCTTGGTGTCCAACTCATACCGCCACGCCGCCTTGGCATAAAGTGGTGTTCCTAGCATATCTGTATAGGCCACTTCTTGACTTTGGCAGTGAACGGTATACGCATCAAATTCAACTGGATCTGCAACTTCATCATTCCATGCACCACGCATCAAAAGTAAACAACCTGTGATGTACTGCATTTCCAAATCACTCACATCTGCGAAATGCTTTACAATGTTCTTTCTTGCAGGAAACTGCACAGGCAGCTCTACAATAACAGCATCAATGTCACCTATTGGGAAAGTCATGCCATTCACCTTGTTAAATTTGTAAATGGCCACAGTGTCACGAACCTCAAACTCCGCACCACCATCAACAATATCCCACCAGTGCTTGGGGACCAGAATAAAACGTTCACCTATTCCAATTCCTTTTACACTCAAATCTGTCAACTTGCCAAGCGTTGTTTTTGCTCGGCATATCACCATATTCTTCCTAAGGATATTGTCTCGCAACATATTCGCAAGGGGGTCACCTTCCGCACATGCTTGCGCCTTGATCGCAGAAACCACCTTTGGTCGCGGCTGCGCATTGGTCTTATTATGCGCCGAATAATGCCCAACTTGAGCTTGAACATCTTCTCCAACTTCCTCGACAATTTCTGCTGCCATCTGTCCATCAACCTTCTCCTTTTTCAACAAACGCTTCACTTTCATCACGACATTTTCACGCTTAGCTTCTTTCCAAGCCTCCAACTCGCCATTTTCAATGGCTTTACTGGCAGACTTGCTTATGATCACATTTCTAGCAAACTCTTGGGCCTTGTTCAAGCGATCACCTTCCAAGCCCAAAACCTTTACCAGCTTATACTCAATAGAAGACATTAAATCAGGGAACAGCTGTTTGAACACAAAGGCACCACCAAGAAACGCCACAACACCACCTAACACTTTCAGTGCCGTCACTATTCTAGGATGGTCATCAAAGAACTTTAGAAACTCGTACTTAACCTTCTTACAAAGATCAGCCACATGCTCCCACCTTCTCTTCGAAGCCCTAGGCTTATTCTCGCTGTCCATTTTTGTGAAGATTTCAGTTAACTTTCGCTGCACTTGATCTTCACCATCTCGCTCAACCGCCAAATCATATTCAAGCTGAATAATCTCATCATCCTGCGGCTGCCACTTTCCATCAATGATCTTCACATTCTTCAACAACTCTGGGGAAAAATCACCAGGCAGGATCAACTTACCCGTGGATTCACGAACCCCCAAAATTGTTGCAGCAGCAACACCTCTCGCAGCATCACTTTGTAAATACCTAATGATCTTAGAAATATGCCACGATGACATATAAGGATAACGTTCGATATCATAACGAACACGATCAGCAAAATCTTCGAAGGGAACAGAATCCCACAACCCACGTCGCAAACGACAACATCGAGCTCTCGGTGCGTCATCATTGAGAGAATCATTTCTCAACCACTCAGCCGGCATTTCTGCATAACTAACAGCCGTTTGAGTTTCGCGGTCTTCACCAGCCTGAGGCACAGGCCTAGCAGCCATAAAATCGGCAAAAGATGTTATTTTGCCGCTCTCACTCTGAATCTTAACATCGGCTAACAAGTCAGAACCATCACCATTCGACATAGCTACAGCTACACTTGGTGGAATCACAATCTTCCCTTGGTTAAGGGTATCAGCAACCAACTCCTTCTGACTTATCAGATATTCTTTTGCCTGCTGAATGGTTTCTTCTTTCAGTTCGTCCCAAGTAAGCTGTTCAGACAACTGCACACCAGGGTTAGTGGGATCCATAATCACAAAACGCAAATGGTCAGTTTCCTGCCCAACTCGCGGTCGCAATTTATGCACCTGCACAAGCATATTTCTACGCCTCTGCAGAGCCTCAGGAGTCACAACTTCAGTAGGTTTGGGATACAAAGTATTTGTTGTCATAAAAATGAAATGAGACATAAAGGGTTTTCCCTTATCATCTATTGCAGCCATGTTCAATGGATATCCAACATTTGATTTCAACGTAATAAACTCTTTCACAACGGGAGAATCAGTTCTTGAATAAAAATCATCAATAAACACGGCACTTTGCTGGCGGTAATTCGACCAATACTGATCGGTATCACCCCGCATATACATACGATTCTGATGGGGATAGCCTAACTCATCCATAACTTCATTGCCCATCTTCACAACACAGGCTGATTTTCCTGCTCCAGGATCACCAACCCAGGCAACACAAAAAGGATCTATGCGCACCGGAACATTCTCAATGCTCCTCATAAACTCGTCTTCGGTCTTCTTCAAACGAGCAACACCATCGCGCACATAATTATTCAAAGCACGACAATTTGCGCTTCTTTCTCCCTTCTCGAACTGCTTCAAATACTCATAACCAGTATCCAACATCTTCCTCAACTCAATGATCGAATCAGGATACCAAGCACATCTTTGAACTGCTTCGGGGCCTTCAAACTCCTCAACACGCTTATACCACTCTGACATGGTCAAATCAACGTGCTGCAACAATTTCCAGGTAATCACACCTGGCTTCACGTCACTAATGGCCCAATCTACAGCCTTCCTAACAACTTTTGCCATGAAGGCCCAGATCGTTTCAATTCCTCTTAAACCATTTGAGATCTTATGTAATTTTCCAAATTTCTCATACATTTTGTCAGTAAAGGTCTTAACTGACTCCTTATCTGGTTCTCGAGTCATCACCAACGTGAACACGGTTGTAGCCACACCGGCAATCAACATTTTCATGTAGTCACCGGTCTTCACAACCATAGAAATAACATCTTCCATTCCCATTTGCGCAACGGGGGAATCCTTAACTTGTTTGTCCCCTGCAAATCTCTCGGCACATCCGCCGAACACGCACATAACTCCAGTCTTAAGGAGACGCACGTCGAAGCCCAAAAGGGCGCAGAGAGTTGTTATTTCTGCAATTAATCCCAAAGGATGGGTATTGTGCATAAGATCATGTATGCACTTTACTACGGCAATACCCTTTGTTGCTGCATTGACATAGTCATTGTTCCGGAACGCATCCAAATAATGCGCTAATTTCGATGTAATAGATGAAACCCCTTCGGTTGCAGCTATTGTAGACCTAAAAACCGGATCAACTTTCAAATTAAAGGCGCCAAAATGAGCTCCCAGCTCATTCATCTGATCTTTCAAGGCGCCCGTGGCTTCTTTCACTGATTGCGCCGCATCACGAATATCACTGGTGACCTTATTCAAGGCTTCACCAGGTCCCATCTGCGCCTGCGGTGCCATCTCCATCAATTTGAACGGGTCCTCATTGAACACCTGCACAAATCGAATGATCTCAGTCACTACTTTATTAAAGTCACGCGTCTGCTGTTCCTTGATTTGTATCGTCTTTGGAAATGCAGAAGTAAACAAATCACTCCACTCAATGCGTTTCTGTGGAAGTAAACCCTTCTCTTTCAGTTCTTTGGTCGCTGACCAAATTTCCATAAGGCTTTCCTCCTTGGTCTTATCGAAACACATCTGCACATAAGAATTCCACGCAACGCCAGACTTATCCAAAGCATTATACAACTTCACAAGCTCTGACAAACGATGTCCTTGCCAGTCCCCACTACCTAATGCAATGGCTCCAACTTGAGAATTAAACCAGGCACAAGTCAATTTCTTGTTCTTCTTCTTCATCTCATTGACAATCAATTGCATTTCAGCAATGATATCTTTGATAGAATTCTTACACTGTAGGGCTAATTTTTCCTGGCCACGATCTGAGGTATTCTTATTCCACTCAAACGAATCACCGGTACAAGCCCAAAAATGCATAGCAGGACAAATTCTAATCTGAGAAAACTGGAAGTCATCGCCAATGGATTGATAAACCCACAAACGAGATGCTGGAAACACACCATTACGGTAAACAAAAATGTACAACTGACCAGCAGTCTCAGCAGCATCCCACTCCTCAGGATAACAAACAAGCTGCTTATAGGGACTCACAAATGGTGTTTCCACTCTCATCGAACAGATAGTGGACCCACCAAACTGCATCGTACCAAGATTAAACTCATTCATCAGCACACGCATATCAGCATTTGTGATATTAATAGGGCCATAACTGTTTGGTTTATATACAGCCATAACTTGCAATCCCTCATGCGCAGGCATCACTATCTGCCAACGCATTGAGCCACGCCAAAACGTGAAAATACGCCCAAAGTGTGACAATAAAGATGGTCCATACTGCACACCATATACATTGTGACCTCCTCGCGATAACAAGGGAGACACGGGAACACGGATCAATTTCACATTATCCTTATCAGCAGTGGTACTCTCTATTGCTAGAGAGAAGCAAGGATACCATCTTCCCAAAACATCCTTCATATCCATTGTTGTCTCAGGCATCACAGGGCTCTTAAGGGGAACACTTGGCCTGTTTGGCTGAACAGTCTCCTTAGACGCCACCCTGCCAGAGATATCCTTCTGAGGGGAATTTGTCTTAGGTTGGGTAGCTGCCTTAGTCTTTGGTTTAGCAGACTCTCCTGCTTGCGCACGGGGAAAATCCTGTTCTGCCCAATGCACATTAGAAAACTGAGGACAAATAGGACCTGAAGAGTTGTTCTTATTCTCCAGGGAAGGGCCAGCATCAGGGTGATTCCAACCTATGATATCTGTCAAATTTGCTGGCTGAGATAATTGCAAATCAGGGCCAGCACAAACAAAAGCATTTATATCTATTGTCTGGGGAACATTATTAGGACAAACCAGATTATTCAAAGGCCAAACTTTGATGATAGCGCTAAAGAAAACACCAGCATCTTTGATATCAGTCAAATTATTGGGGTCCCAACCAGTAGAAGAAACATTCTTTGGCACCAAATGATCACACCGGCACCACGGACGAGGTGAGTTATAATTCACCTGAAACTCAATTTCCTTCTTCTCCTGCACATCCCAAATTATAGTTGGGCGCATAGAAGAACATTCCCACTGGGACGTATCCAAAGATGCATTACTTCCATAATACTGAATGGTTATTGCTAACCTTCCAGAATGCATCTGGGTTGTTACAGCCTGGAGCTTAAACTTCAGACTTCCTCGCCAAAACTGGAAACACCGAGCCACGAAAGCCAATGGCGTGACACGATACGACAATCCTGCAGTATTTCCGCCGGAGTTGATTATATCCACATGCTTCACATACGTAGGGGAAACATGCCAATTCCACAACTCGGTTCCAACATTCTGTTGAGCTGACCACGTAAAGATCGCCAAACGTGACCACAACGACATTATCTTTCCAAACGACATGTCAGATCCTTGAGCACCTGACACATCCGCCGTTGTTATTGAATACGAACTCGGATACAAAGACAGTCTGTCAACAGCCTCTGGGCCCTGCCCAGTAGCAGTATTTTGAAACGTATTCAAAATCACTGGGGCTATTGCTGGCACTTTTGGCTTTTCAGCAGGCGTAGTTTTAGCTGCCTGCGGTTGTGCTGACTCACCAGCCTGAGCAAAAGCCTGCGTTTCGAACTTCACAACATCCAAACCTTCTTTCGAAAGCTTAGATTCCCATTCAAATCCATTCCCAGAAAAGATCTCATCTGGGCAATGACCAAAACCTGACGTTGCGCTCGAATCAAACGGCAACATCTGGGAAAACTGAGTATGCGCCTTCGCCCAAATAGTATACTTGAGCGTTGTTGACGCACCTGTTGCAAAACCAAGTTGATTTATCACAATCAACTGCACATGACCAACATACTGCCGCTTCCAAAAATTATCATTTGCGGCTCCACCAACTGGGCCTCGCAAACGGAACGCTGAAAGGAAGTGCGTATAGGGAATATGCAAGACGGCAGTATTAGAAATTGAAGCATCAATTATAACATGCGGTAAGCCAAAATAATTATCTATTTCACGATAGTAGTTATTTCCTGCAGTAGTATATGGAATATATACAAACATCAAACGACCCTGATGAAACTTAGTGCCGTTAAGCACAACACGCAGATCAAAACCAAATTTAACAAAGGTAAACCTACGAGCATCAATCTTCAAAGGAATGGAACATTTGACATTTTCAACTATTGATTTAGGTACAATGCCAGAGTATAACACTGTAGATGAAGATTCATTACCCCAATTTCCGTGGGCAACAACCCATGAACGACCATGCAAATCATCCAGCTCCCATGGCCGCTCAGTCACTGCACCAGTAGTATCAGGCACAATTGGAACATCGCCAGTCAAGTTAACCTCTTCTTCAACAACATCACGTTGGTCTTCAAAAACGATGTTCTCATCTTTCTCAGATTCAACAGTCTCAATAACATCTGTTGCCAAATTTGCTCCAGTTTCTGCAATAGCTTCCACCTGTGCAGCACCTGGAACAGCTGACATAACAGCATCTCTAAGCCAAGAAGAATTTCCAGGCATCCGATCCTGAGTCAAATCATTCATCAACTGGCCACGACCAGCTTGAGCTTCAGGAACCTGTAACAATCGCTGAACCACCCATGCAGCATTATACAAATAGGTGGCTTCATATCTAAAATCATCATATGAAGTTGAACCATGCACAACACGAGCAGCATTATCAAGCATCGTTGAAAACATCTCAAATACTCCAGACAAGCTTAGATTACTCATATCACTCACCTGGGCACTAATGCTCTTTAGGTCACAGAAAAGCTGTATCATCTGCAACCTTACAAATGCACAAATTCGCACAGCTCGTTGACGAGCAGACACACTTATAGCGGGGATTTGTTCTTTCACTCCTCGCTCATATCGATCTTGCTGCACGCTCCACTGGGTCTTTAAAACTCCCAATGCATTCAACATTCGCTTCTGAATACGCGTACACTTAGGTGGATAACGATAAACAATTCCAGCGGATCCACAATTAACCATTTTAAATTCCGCAGAAACAGCTCCTAACTCAACTGGATTAAGTTCTTCCATAGGATTTTCTCTCTCCTCTCCAGCTTGAGCATGAGGCCAACCGTGCAACTTTTCATCAAAAATTTCCACACGAAAAGGTCCTTCCTCAATAGCAGTCAAAATAGAACATGGATTCCTATTATGGGTCTTAATACAACCAGTCCACAAACAAGCTTTCGACATCTTCTGATCGTACTCCTTGATTTTCAAATCAAAATAATGATCTACAAACAAAGGACCAAC